AAAAGGAAGTTATTACATGCGTCATTTCATTTTTGGCTCATTAATATCTATGGCATTCATCTACATCACACTTCAAAACCCACATGAAATAAGGTACGAGAATATAATATTTTTTGTAATCAATGCGCTGCTTTACCCCTACGCAAGGTTTGTTTATGAGCAGGTCATTGGTTTTATAATGGGTGAAAATGTCTTTTTTATCAATGCAATAGTAATGATTGCGGCGAAGATTATAACCATGGTTCTCTGCTGGGGACTATCGATTTTCATTGCACCATTAGGGTTGGCTTATCTTTATTACTATCATTCGAAATCAGACAAAATTCAATAAATTCATCCGCCATGTTAATTACATGGCTTTGTTAATCATGGAAGGTGAAAAGTGGCGTTTGACGTAGGAGAGAATAGAAAAATCACAAGGCAAATACTGCTTGATATATCAAGAGCATGGAATATTAGAAGGGTTTTAAATGCGCGTTTTCATTTTGAAGAGGGTATGTCAATTGAAGATATTGCAAGTAAGTTTAATGTTAAAGCTAAAACTGCTGAGAACTACATTAAAAAATTCGATTTATTGATGGATTCTGATGATATAGAAACACAATATAAAGCATTTGTGGCCTTTGAAACTCCCGATAAACATGCAAGCCCTGAGTCTCTCGAAAATATCAGAGCCTATGTCATTAAAAATGGAATACATAAAACAGATTGGTTTTTTCTAATATAAAAAGGTTCGCATAATGACGTTATGCTAAAGAGGCCGCTGCGCGAATATTTTCGCAGCGGCCTTTTCAACATAACGACGTGGACATTATGCGCACCAAGGTAAGCATACGTAGAATCTGGGGTTTTGGCACTGCCATTGTGTTGCTCGCGGTTCTGCCATTTTGCTACTATCATCCCTAAAGCAGCTCGTGAGCAATTATGCAAAACGGATGATTTAGAGTTGCTTACGACTGCACTCAACCATCTCAATTCTCGTAAATCCCCATAGACTTCATGTCCTCGTGCTGCGCCAAATGACTTCGGAGCTGCCTATTTCATATGTACCCGAGATATAAAAACCGCCTAGCAGCGATGTGGGTGTTCATCTTTATATGAAGGTTCGCACTGGTATCGGCGGTTTAAGTTTAGTATTTCATGAACGAACGATTAACCGCCTTCCATGCCCTGTGGGCATAAACCCCGCAGCCAAACCAAATTCAGATGACGACATTTATGCATAAACGACAGAGTGCTCAGAGCGCACTGTGCGCGTGTCACGCAGGGCTTACGCACCTACCTGACACGCTCACAGTTGTCGAATAACATGGGCTGTCAACAAAACGTACATAGTGCGTTCGCTGTTATTGTCAGAATGGCTGCGGAAAATCCAACCAATTAGAGGGATTTTACTAAGAAACGGGACAGAACGATCACCACTATTCTTATTGGAATCGACGAGCCCACCAAGCAGTAAAGTCTGACCATCCTTAATTTGTACTGTTGTCTGGATCTGGCGCTGATTAGTGATGATATCTGATGCACTGTCATTGTTACTTATCGAGTCAGCACGAGTATCGATAGAAAGTACGAGTTGCCCGCTAGACATCACAACGGGAGTGACTTTAAGAGAAACACCTACATCGTGGCGTTCTATTGTCTGAAATGGATTGTTTACATTTGCGGATTCACCAGTAACGCGGCCAGTAATAAATGGGACATTTTGTCCAACAGAAATATAACCGGATTGGCCAGATTGAGTAAGTATTCTTGGTGTTGAAATCACTCTTGAATGACTGTCAGAGCGAACTGCTTTAAGAGATAACGCGAGAATATTGTTATCAAAAATGCCAAAAGATCCCCCCGCTGTAGATAATGCAGAGCCTAAAGCCGAGGTATTAAAGCCCCCTGCCACCTTATGCCCAGATGCAGAACCAGCTGCAAATGAAAGGTCTAAACCATCCTCAAGTGTTGTGTCAAACATGAGGGACTGGATCAAAACCTGGTCTCGTGCGATGTCAACAGAGTGAATGAAATCAGCAAGCGCCGGCATCAAAATATCGGGAGCGGCAACAACAAGGGAGTTATTGCCCGGATTATCAACTACATTCCCTGTTCCATTAGCCTGTAAAAAAACACTCACAAGCTGTAGAACATCCGTCGATCGGACGCTGGTTAGTTGAAAATTGCGAACCGATAACACAACGGGCATTGGTTCGGGAAAGTTTCCGTCCTGCGAATACTCATCATCAGACTGTAAATAATCTGGCTCTTGAGATACTAAGTGCGATGATGGTAAAGAAACTATAGAAGGCTCACCACTCATTAATATAAAACCGTTCGCATTCAACACGGATTTGAAAAAATTTTCAATATTAGACTCATTAACGTCAGCATTAAAAACAGTAATTGCGCCTTTAACATCCGGATTTACTACAACAGCCCTTCCCGTTTCCTTTGAATACCATTGAACAAACGTCCTTACAGGAGCATTGTTCAAGTTCACAGTTTCCGCCATGACATTAAAACCCAAGCTACATAGCATCAATAAAAAAACAGATTGGTAAAGTACATTTAAAATGGAATTAGTTTTTTTCATTTCAACCTTCACAAGTTGTATGTTGTATATATTTGTGTTTTCGAATGGTGACGTGGCAAGCATCATTTATATTGATGTTATACCCATCTTTAATTAAGTCGAAAGAGTAATAAAGGTTATCTTTGGAATCCTTGAAAGTTATAGAAGCATCATAGCCCAATTGGGATAATGAATTTATCGATAACTTTGGCAGTGAAGCAATCTGTTTCTCAGGGTTTTCAACGTAAATGTTTGATGTTCTTTCTTGTAATAAAGTCATTTCCTCAAGATTTTTATTGGATTTATATAGCATGCCTAAGCCTGCTCCGAACGCCAAAAAAGCACCCATGAGCCAAATTCTATTCATACGTTTAAAATAAATTCTTGTAATGCGCATATAGTATTTAAAGTCCTGCTCAATAGAAAATTGACCATGCGTATAATAAGGAGGAACTAGACTATAAGAGCCGTGTTTATAGCTTGCAGAGAACACTTGCTTAGTATCATAGGCTGCATATAGATCTTTGCCCGTGTACACCCATTTGTCTACTGTAAGAGACTGTGGGCTATCACCATATTTTACAATGCCAAAGTGAATTTTAGGTAAGGGAACTCTGGAATTAGCAAATAAAGATATTAACCCACCAATGATTGGTATATTTAGTTTATCCATTCTTCGGCAATAAACCACATGCTCAGCTAATGCTTCCCTTGCTTGCTTATCCATTAATGATATGTCTTGAATAATGAAAATAATGTCCCAACCAAGTTTGCGAGCATGCAAACACCAATCTATTACAGGCTGTCTACTTTTATCGCTCCAATTACGTGAGTTAAACCATGTACCACATTCATCGAGGACTAATAAACCATTATCAGATTCATTGTAGGATGTTGTGCCACGTCCAATGCTTTCGAAATCAGTAAGAGTTGGTTTATCTGGGATTCGTATTACACGAGTTTTTTTCGCGTAACGGCCAACTTTAGGCATATGATGTAATTTAATATTCAGATTAGTGGCAACGAGGCGACCTCTAGCCAAATAATCCTGTATCCTACCTATAGTAACTAGAGTCTTACCTGCGCCTAGTTTTCCTGTGACAACATGTACGGCCATTTTAAAAAACCTTATTAGCCATGCTTAATAGACGATCTTTAACATCGAAAACGAGCACGGCTATTCGCATAGACATAATTACAGTAATACATTCCGTTGTACCATCAGGTAATACAGATGACATTAAATGACCGAAATCTGAAGGCATATAACTGTATACAACATCCCCTAGCCATTGTAACCCCAGTAAAATAACACTGATAATAGCGGCAACAAGCGCAGTAGCAATTAGACCAGTTCGGGTAGCCAGCCTAGCTAAGAAAGTTGCTATATAACCAATTACAAGAGGGACGAGCCCGATGAGAAAACGCAATAAAGTTGGAATACCTAGTAAAAATGGCATCAGTTATCACCTTTACGTAGCAGAGATGTAATAGAGGAGAATACATACCAAAAAGTTAAACAATACATTGCCCATGAAAGCATGGATTTAATATCAGATAATTTGTCGCAGCCTATACTCACCTCATAAACCGTGCCTGAAAAAATCAAAAAATCCACACACCCATTTCCAGTTGGAATATTTGGACGTAAAGCTCCTTCATCTATGAAAGCGTCCCAAGATGCACCGTGCGAGTCTTTTTCTATTCCAAGCTGATTTTTAGTAAGAGATATTGAGAGATCTAATTCTGAGGAACCTTCACCATATTGAATACTTGAGCCATCAGGATCTGCAAATTTACCTGCTCCACGAACGCCATCATTAAGAGCTGCTTCAAGAGATGAAATGTTAATTTGGGTTTTTTTATCAGCTTTTTGTTGGTCACTTTCTGAGGTGTCCTTCTCGGTCAGTGAATCTTTGATTTCTGAGGCTACTGTAGGCGCCGCAGATTTGACACCTGTCTGAACAGCAGAAGCTATATCATCCTTTGAGAGATTGGACTTTGAACCGCCTGAATGGCTCCCAGATTCATCGCTACCGGAGTCAGAATCCCCGGATACTGGCTGAGATTCGGTATCATCAGATTTAGACACATAACCAGTTGGTTTCCAGGTTGCGGCACAAACGGTTTTATCATTGCGACATACAATTATGCCAGTAGCTTCATACTCACAACCATTGTAATTAATATATCCGTTACCCACATTGTTAAATGTATCATCAATACTTGGTTTAGCTTTACAGATATCCTCAGGCGTCTGCCCTGAATTATTATCACCATCTGAATCAGGTAAAGAACGCTCAATAGAAAAATCTATGCTTGCGGATGAAACATAAATATCTGATTGCCTACCTAAATTGTTTTTTACTGTACATTCCCCTTGATAAGTTAAGCGCCATTCAGAATCTGGATATATAGGCTGAAATGTTGGCAAAACACTCTTATATGTTTCCTGTGCATTTTCTTTAGCTTTATTACATAAGCCCGATATTTTATCAGGGGATACTTCCCAATAAGTTACAGTCTTCCCATTTACCCTTTCCACAATGGAGTCTGCCACCTCAGAAGCAGAGTCAGATGTAGAATAAACGCTTTCCCATTCAGCTGAAAAAGAAGATGATGAAAAAAGCAACAATGCCCATATAAATGTGTTTTTATTCATACCACCCTGCATTTAAATAAAAAGGGCGCATTGCGCCCTATGAGAATGATTAGGAATTAAACCGCTTTGGAGGAGAATTTCTTGAATAATCGAATTGCAAGGCCTGCGCCAACAACAACAGTTACAACAGGCCAAGTTTGGGCGATTAATTCCGTAGCCTGTGATTTAAGACTGTTCATTGCTTCCGTTGCATAATTGGTAGCAGTGTCCCCATCAGCAGCGAAAGAACTAATAGAAACAAACATAGTTGCAGCACCCAAACAGACTTTGTTTTTAAGCGTAAGAGTGGAAGAGATTAGATTCATTTTTGATACCTTAAGTTATACGTTCAGACAATGATTTAAATAAACCAATGCTATAAAAAAGGGCAAAGCCCAAGAAATACGCCCCGAGGAATAAGCTTACATAGTTAATCAACGGAGCACTCCAGACGTAATAGCACCCATTCCGAAGGATAGAACTAAGCCAAGGGCTATTACGACATGAATTAATTCGTCGCTCATAATATTAGGATTTAACTGATTCCAGAAGAACACGGCCAACCGAAAGATTTCCATAACGGTTTACTTCAAAAGAATTTAAATGAAGGCGGTACTTACCTACACTGTAAGGAGGTTGCCCGTCCTGTAGGTTTAATTTAAAAAGTTGGGGATAAGCACCTCCGAGGTAGGCATAAGCACTCTGCTCACGGATGGTATAAGGCTTCCCTGTGCGTTGAGACACCCCAGAACGTTCTTGAAAATTAACCTGAGATTCATGAATTTCAACTGTTATCATATTGATTACCTATTTAAGCAACTTTTAAATGTGATGGTTTCATATACCATGATGGAATAACGCAATTTTCAACTTTAATCTCTCTAACTTCTTTAACTATAACCGGAGAGAATTTTGATACATTACATCTCTGAGCAATGTCTATACCTATCTTGCGTAATCTTGCACGATGAGTCTGGACTTGCTTTTTATTAAGGTCAAAACTATGTCCGTGAAACCATTGAATAGCATACATTGCAGTGGTGTTAGCTGCGCGGGTTGTTTCTACAACTTCACGAGATAATAAATGTTCGCTTATAGTTTCAAAGTCCATAGCATTCACCGATAATTTGTCATCTAGATTTAGAAAGGTATTGTGGAGTTCATTTAAAACCGAATAATCAGATAGCCCCCAAAACATCAGATGATGTTTTTGCAGGTAACGTGACTTTAGTTTCTGTTCGAAGCGGACTACTCCATTGTCGGTACAATAATTTATAATATTTTTAATGTATTTTAACTGTTCAGACTCAGAGCCGAATTTATTCTTTATTTTAGAGTAGGAGTGAAGCTCCATCTCATGTGCTTTATTGTAAACGGTTGGGTAGATGAGACTTACATTTCCTTTTTTTGATAGCCAGTCTACCGATTTACCATTGCTGTGAAGCCTTGGAAGACTATTTCTATATGGCTGGGTGGATAATCCAGAAATATATTCATCTTCATTGCCCTTCCCTACCGCTTTGTTTGACGTGATATGAATCTCACGAATGTATGCACCATCAGACAAAATGGTGGCTTTTTCATTCTCTTTAGTCTGACTGAAGAATGTCTTAGTGCATTTTGTAAATACTGGCAGATTGAGCTCAGTTAGAATTTCGTTGTATACAGCAACACAAGCATCGATGGTTGGCAATCCGAATAAGTTATCAAGCCTTCCCCAGCGCGAAGGGTTTCCGGTTATTTTTAAAAGAGATCCACGAATTGAAATGGATACAACGTCGCAAAAAGATCCTTTGTGTTGAAACGTAGGTTGAGATAGAGAACTTGCCTCACCACTTTCTAGGTGAATCCGCTGGTAAGCCACATCGCTAAGAATGGGAAGCTGAAAACCAAAGTCTTGTTCGATCGTTAACCAGTCAAAAAACATCGCTCACACCATGTGAAGGCCAAAAGCAGATTCAAATAATCGGCAAGTGCCTATATAGTCACTTTACGGTGACATAAATATACATTAGCGCAGTTCTTGCAGTCAACTCATTTGGCACCCAATAGTGCCTGTATAGGCACTTTGAGTTTTGGACAAAAAAGTTCAGGTTAAGATAGTTGGTAGAGTGCCAATTATTGCAGCACAGGAAAAAACATGAACGTAATCCCTGACGAAACCAAACTGCAAATTTCATGTGCAGAGAGGATCAAATCGAGCATCCTCAGTAACTTCACGTACGACGATATCGAAAATGAAACCGGCATTAGCGCTCGAACTTTGAAGCGGTTGGCATCTGGTGAAAGAGAACCTAAATTAAGTGAGATTCGCCAGATAGCATATGCCACAGGAAAAAATGCAATATGGTTAGCATTTGGTGATGTGAACACCCCCCTGGCTGAACATGCTTACGCGATCGGAAATGAGAAAATTGGGTTGAATCTGGACCCACACAACAAACAGAATCTGACGCTAGAAGCCGCTGGAATCAAAATGCGAGTACTTACAGCGATAAGTGAAATGCAAGATGAGGATGTAACTTTCCTTGAGCGTTTCATAGACTTACTGAATTTAGATAGAACTATTAACAAAGTAAAAAGCAAACGTCATGCTAACGATGATGACATACTGCATAGCCTCAACCTCCCCCAACGAAAGTAAAAAACCGTGGGAAACCACGGTAAAGTTCGGGTGTCACAGAACCCCGAACCGCTTCGCGGTAATGCTAAGGGCTTTAGTAGCTAAAATTTTAAGTTGAAAACAAGGATGCATTATGAACAAAACAGTATATGTGCCTAGCTATTTCCAGCCAATTTATAAAGAAGTGACCGTCAAAGTCCCAACCGGAAACACTAAACGATTTCTTGGGTTGATTGATATTGATGAAAAAATCAGAAAGAAAGAAGTAATTCAAGATGGTTGGTCTGACTGTCAAATTGATGGGGAGCGCTTGAATAATGATGTTGGGAAAGCCATTGATAAACTTAACAGGGATGGATATGAAGTAATATCAATAACTCCTGCAACCTCAGGGACATGGGCATATAAATATAAAGAAAACAAAATTCATAATGGTACTGGTGAAGGCAGTTATGGGTACGGCTATGGATATTCATATACTGAAGGTGTTTTAGTTCTGGCCAAGAAAGTATCAGAGGAGTAATAAAATAAAATGGATTTTCTTCATAAGACCTTAGGTGGGTTAAAAGGAAGTTATTACATGCGTCATTTCATTTTTGGCTCATTAATATCTATGGCATTCATCTACATCACACTTCAAAACCCACATGAAATAAGGTACGAGAATATAAT